GGCCTGCCTTTCTGAGCAGATGTTCGACACTTGCGAATTCCGCGCCGAGCGTCGCCTGCCATTCCCGGCGGCTGGCGGCGGCGTCGGCGAATTCGTCAAGCGCTTTCCAGAACCTCGAAATCCGCATCCTCGTCCGCCTCGCTTTGAACCCGCCAGAAGCCGCGCGCCCGCAGCCAGGCTTCAATGAGATGTTCGTCCTCCTGCCGCTCATAGCGGGCGATGTTGGCGGGGCGGATGGTCACGGATCGCTCGCGCCTGGAGCCCTCGAAGGCGAAGCGGAAGGTCGCGTGCGTATACTGCCCGCCCTTGAGGCGGCTTTCCCAGTGATCGCCGAACGCCTTGAACAGATCCTCGGATTTCCGGATCTCCAGTTCCGGGACCTTGCCCGGCCACCGGCGACCGAACTCCACCAGACGCACCCCGGCGATGCCGTCGATGTCGTCGTGGATCAGCGCCTCGGGGCCGAATTCCAGAAGCGGCACGAGCGTATAGCGATCGGCCAGGTCGAAGTATGTGTCGCTGCCGAAAAGTACTTCGCCGAAGGTCTTGAGGTAAAGTTCGCGCTCGCCCTTGGTGGAGGCATTGACGCCCATCTCGTCGGTGGCGCTGTCATAGATCAGCACGTCGTGCTGTTGCGGGCGATAGAAGGCGAGGCTTCCCTCGCCCTCGTCCTCGTGCTTGCCCTCGCGCCGCATGGGGCTGCCATGCCGGACGAGGATCCAGATCTTTTCATCGCGGGGAAAGACGAAGATGCGGCTGTTGCGGCCCCGACGCTTCTTCTCGAACCAGTCATCCATCTGGTCCTGGATCGCTGTTGCCAACTCGGACGTGATGTCCGGCAAGGCCTTCCTGGCCTTCGCCGGGCGCGAGCCCGCGAAATACATGAAGTTCGAGCGCTTGAAGGCCACCGTTTCGGCATGCTGGCGCTGCAACAGCATCGGGTTTGCGAGCCAGATCTGGACGGAAACATCGGCCGCAGTGGGTTCGTGATCGGTGTCGAGAGCGATCCCGGCGGCCTCGGCCCGCTCGAGCAATTCCTCCATGCTCTCGTGGCTCGCGGTTTCATGGACGTAAAAGAGCGCATCGACCATCTCGTCGGGAACGTTTTCGTCGGGGTTCATCAGGATGGAGGCGATGTCCTCCAGCGGCAGTTCGTCGAGCGGCGCGGCGGCGAGATCAAGGCCACGGTCATTGAAATAGTCGCTCCACCTGGAAAGGAAGGTCTTCAGGCGTTCGGGGGAAATCTGCTTCAGGCGATCGGGGTTGGTGAAAATTCTTGGATTGAATGAAGGCATCAGAATCGCTCCGTCAAGGCTCGTCGTGAGGCGAAACTAGCCATACGCGACGTTCCCCACAAGATTGTGTTCACGAAAAGTTCCACCCTCACAATCCGACAGGCCGAAAGCCGCGCCGGTATGTGAGGGAAGGCAGCTGGAGCTATTCCCCATGATCGCAGTTTTCGATCGCGCCCGGCGCGATCCCATCCTCTCATCTGTCACCTGTCTCACGCGCATCGCGGGAGGCGTTTCATGATCGATCCGGACGCGCGCGAGCAGCAAGCGCTTCACGCCGCTATGAAACTCATGGGCGAGCTGATGGCCGAGATCGGCTGGGCGACCCGCTTCAACGAACTCTCGGCCGAGCAGGCTCGGGCTCTCGCCGAAGCCGCCATCGACGGATTTCAGGAGGCCATGGCCGCCTCCGCGCCGAAGCCCGACATGGAGGTGCCCTTCTGATGGCGGCGCTTCTCGACTTCAACCACCGGGAGAGGAAACCCGATTTCGCGGACGCGGTGAACGCCCTCATCGACACCGCTCTGACAGTCGAGAACGCGGGCCGACCTGCGCGCGATTATCTCGGGGGCAGTCGGCTGGGCGATGCCTGTCAGCGGCGTCTGCAATACGAATACCTCAAGGTGCCGAAGGATGACGGCGCAGAATTCACCGGCCGCGCCCTGCGCATCTTCGCGCTTGGTCATGTCCTCGAGGATCTTGCGATCGACTGGCTGCGCAAGGCCGGTTTCGATCTCAGGACGCGCAACCGCCATGGCGAGCAGTTCGGATTTTCGGCGGCCGGCGGGCGCCTGCAGGGGCACGCGGATGGCATCATCGTGGCGGCGCCGAACGGAATGGCGGTTCCGGCGCTCTGGGAATGCAAATCTGCCAACGCGAAGAACTGGCGCGATATCGCGAAGCGGGGCGTGGTCAAGGCCAAGCCGATCTATGCGGCGCAGATCGCGCTCTATCAGGCCTATCTCGGGCTTACCGATACGCCGGCGATGTTCACCGCGATCAACAAGGACAACTGCGAGATCTGGCACGAACTGGTCCCCTTCGATGCGGAGCGGGCGCAAGCCGCCAGCGACAAGGCGGTCCGCATCCTGCGCGCCTGCGATGCGGGCGAACTGCTGCCCCGGCACAGCGCGGACCCCGAGCATTTCGAATGCCGCTTCTGTGCCTGGAAAGAGAGGTGCAGGGCATGACCGACACGCCCTTGACCACCGCCGAGGCATTCCCGCTTCCGGATCGCGACATGATCGCGGCTTACACCGAGACAGTGTTCGGCTATTGCGAACATCTCGTGCCGGTGCGTGCTCTGGCCGAGAAGGGCGCAGCCGACGCACCGCCGCACACGCCGTTCCTGCCCGCCGACGACACACTTGCCGAGATGCTTGCGCGCCAGGCGGACTGGGCCGCGGGCGCCGGCATGGCGCTTTTCGTGGTGCCGGGAACCGTGGCGAAACCGGGCGATGCCCGCGCCGAACACATCCTCCAGACGCAGGTCGTGCTGGTCGATCTCGACCATGGTGACATCGATGCGAAACGCGCCCATCTCGAACGTCATGTGGGGCGGCCCACGCTGGTCGTCGCCTCGGGCGGTGTGACGGGTGAAGGTCAGCACAAGCTGCACCTCTACTGGCGCCTGACCGAGCCGGCGGAAGGCGAGGACATTGCCCGGGTCTGCCGGCTGCGGCAGACGATTGCCGCGAAGGTCGGCGGCGATCCGGCCTTCAAATCCGCCCATCAGCCGATCCGGGTCGCAGGCAGCATTCACGCCAAGGGCGGCAGCCGCCGACTTGTCGAGATCATCGATCACGCGGAGATCGACCATGACCTCGGCGAACTCACCGAGGCGATCCTGGCGATGCCGCCGATGGAAGGTGTTGCGGACGACACTCTCGATTTCAACGGCGCCGGTCGCGGAGGCGACTCGGTCCCGGAACTGTTCGGGCGCCCCGTGCGCGAAGGTGGCGTCGACGGCACGACCCGTTTCGACGCGCTCTCCCGTGTCATCGGCTACTGGATCCGTCGTTGCCGCGAGGGGCACGTCACACCCGGCGAGGCCTGGGACGAGATCAAGGCCTACAATCTCGCCCGCATCGATCCGCCATGGCCGGAGGACAGGCTGCGGAAGGAATCCGAGCGGCTCTGGCAACGTGATCTCGAGCGCAACGGTGCCTTCGACGACGGTCTGCCCGAAGGTGCCGATGGCGGTGGCGGTGACAATGACGGCCCGACGCCCGTGCGCTTCAGCGAGGACGCGCTCGCGGCCCGCTTTGCCCAGCGGCACGCCGATCGCTGGCGCTACGTGGCCGGATGGGGGCACTGGCTCACCTGGACCGGGTCGGTCTGGCGGCGCGAGGACACGCTGCAGGCCTTCGACCTTGCGCGCCAGGTCTGCCGTGAAGCGGCCACCCGCGCGCCCTCAGCGCGCGTTCGCACCAAGCTGTCTTCGGCCGCAACGGTGGCCGCTGTCGAGCGGCTCGCCCGCAGCGATCGCAGGCATGCGAGCACGACCGAGATCTGGGACCGCGACCCCTGGCTCCTGAATGCGGCGGGCGGCGTGATCGACCTTCGGACAGGTACGCGCACGCCGCACGATCCACAGCTCTTCATGACCAAGGTGACGGGCGCGGCCGCGAGCGGCGCCTGTCCGACATGGGAGGCGTTTCTCCGCACCGTTACTGGCGGTGATGTCGAGCTTCAGGCCTATCTGCGCCGGATGGCCGGATACTGCCTGACGGGCGTGACCACCGAGCACGCATTGTTCTTCCTCTACGGGACAGGCGCCAACGGCAAATCGGTCTTTGCCAACACGCTGACCGCGATCATGGGCGACTACGCGACCGTCGCGGCCATGGACATGTTCATGGCCACCCATGGCGATCGCCACCCGACCGACATGGCTGCCCTTCGCGGCGCGCGGATCGTGACCTCCATCGAAACCGAACAGGGAAGTCGCTGGGCCGAGAGCAAGCTCAAGGCGCTCACCGGCGGCGACAAGATCACCGCCCGCTTCATGCGGCAGGATTTCTTCGAGTTCATCCCGCAGTTCAAGCTGCTGATCGTCGGCAATCACAAACCGTCCATCCGTAATGTTGACGAGGCGATGCGGCGACGGCTGCACATGGTGCCCTTCACGGTTACCATCCCGCCCGCCAAACGCGACCGCCGCCTGTCCGAGCGACTTCTGGCCGAGCGTGACGGCATCCTCGCATGGGCGCTTCGCGGCTGCCTGGAGTGGCAGGAAACCGGACTGTGTCCGCCCGAGGCCGTGATGGCGGCGACCGAGGATTACTTCGAGGCGGAGGATGCGCTCGGGCGCTGGATGGACGAGTGCTGCGATGTCGGCAGCCCTGCGCTCGAGTCCGGATCGACCGAGCTTTTCAACAGCTGGAAGACATGGGCGGAGGCCAATGGTGAATTCGCCGGCTCCATGAAGCGGTTCTCGGAGACCTTGAGTGCTCGCGGATTCGAAAAATTCAAGACGAGTACGGTGCGCGGTTTTCGCGGGATCGCCGTGAAGGACAACAAGACCGACCTTTTCGAGGGGGACTGCAATGACCAGTAAAACAAGGGAAATGGCGGATGTGGCGGGTTTCCCCCATATAGGCGTCACGCGCGCGCATACGCGCGGGCGAACGGTGTTTACCGGATGTCCCGCCACATCCGCCACTGATGCGTTTCCGGACCAACTCTGCCGGTGGCTGTCGGATCGATGCGTCCGAGACCCTGAAGCCTTCACGTCGACCATGGCCCTGTTTCGTGACTGGCAGGCTTGGGCACGATCTCGCGGTATTCGGTCAGGATCCGTGAAGAGATTCTCGCTGGGCATCGCGGGCCTTGGGTTCGAACAATTCAACACGGGGCGCCAGAGAGGCTACCTCGGGCTTTCGATCGGTTCGCATGTCGGTGACGCGTCTTTCTCGGCCGCAATTGCTGAAACGGGTGACATCGGCCCGGTCGAACGAACGCCCTGCATCCTCGCCCTTGACCTCGGCACCACAACCGGTTGGGCGTTGCGCGGGCATGACGGTCTGATCACCAGCGGAACCGTCTGCTTCAAACCCCGGCGATTTGATGGTGGCGGCATGCGCTATCTGCGCTTCACCAACTGGCTGACCGAGATCGACCGGTTGTCGGGGCCCATCTCCGCCATCTGGTTCGAGGAAGTTCGGTGCCATGCGGGCACCGACGCGGCGCATGTCTACGGCGGACTCATGGCCACGCTTACCGCCTGGGCCGAGTTGCGTGGCGTGCCCTACGAGGGCGTCCCGGTCGGCACGATCAAGAAGCACGCCACCGGCAAGGGCAATG